GGGTCCCTGTGCGCCATCAGCTCCATCAGCTCCGTTTGCGCCATCAGCTCCTGCGGGTCCCTGTGCACCATCAGCTCCAGCAACTCCTGCGGGTCCTGCAGCACCAGCGGCACCATCAGCTCCGTTTGCGCCATCAGCTCCAGCAGCGCCATCAGCTCCAGCAACTCCTGCGGGTCCTGCAGCACCAGCGGCACCATCAGCTCCAGAGGGTCCTGCGGCGCCGTCAGCTCCAGCAGGTCCTGGTGGTCCTCCTGGTGCACCATCTGCTCCTGCCGGACCCATTGGACCTGGGGCACCATCGACACCAGGCGCCCCAGTTCCCATAGCGTTAACAATTGCTATGAGACATTCGCGAGTAGCCCCGTCCATTTTACGATGTGAGTTAATAAGTGTTAAAAGAGAATCCATTTATAGTAATAAAGATTATTATTCCTTTAATATTAATGTTGTTTATTGGACCAACTCTTTTATCTGGTATTGGACAAGTTGTTAAAAAATATCAAAGTCTTTATCCAGATAGTAAATATATTGATTACGGAGTTCCAATTGAAAAAGATTCAGATGTATTTGTCTTTGCATTACCGATACCTGATGTAATAAATTATTTGATAACAGTCAAACAACAAGCTCGTAAAGTTATATGTATGACTGTATGTGAAACTGAAACAGTTCATGAATTATATGGGGAACTATTTAAACTATTTACAACTATATATGTTCCAAGTGAATTTTGTCAAGTAATATTTTCAAAACAGTTTCCAAATACAAAGTTTGAAATTATTAGACATTATGTTCCATTGATAAAAGAAGTTCCTCGTAACCGAGATACTGATACATATATATTTTATCATATTGGTAATGTTGAAGATCCAAGAAAACAAACTAAAAAAATTATAGAAGCTTTTTTGAGATTAAACCTTCCTGATACTTTACTTGTTCTCAAGGCTACTTGTAAACAAGCAGTTTCTTGGAAAATACCAAGAGTTCATATAATCAATGGTCTCTTATCCGATGAAGAGATACAATCAGTACACGAAAGATGTCACTGTTATGTCAGTTTTTCTCACTCAGAAGGCGTGGGAATGGGGGCGGTTGAAGCTGCATTGTATGATAAGCCAGTTATTATCACAGAATACGGTGCTCAGACTGAATATATAAAGACCCCATATGTTATAAATTGTGGACGTTGTGAAGTTTCACAAGATGATTTTCTTTATAAAAAAGGAATGGAATGGGGTAAACCAGACTTTAATCAATTAATGGAGTTTATGAAGGATGCATATGATACAAAACGGACTCGTATGAATCATACTTTTACAAAGGACCTGGTGAGTGCTGAAAATATTACAGCTCAGTTTACTCGAGCATTTGAGTGCTAATGTAATTGGTTCCATACATGATGATACCAATAAGAATAACACCAGACATGAGAAACCCCTTTTGGGCCAAGAGATACATGACTTCATCGTCAACAACTTTGACGCCTGTTGGCTTGGTTATAACTTTTGGGACGAGGATACTAAGAGCGAGGTAAAGAGCCATGGCAATAATGACTGGTCGGAGAGTTTCGGAATCAAACATTTATATTACACAACTAAATTTATTCTAGCATTTTTAACATTTCTACTGATACTTGATGTTTTCTACAAAACTTTCCACAAGTAGCCTTGAACTTGCACTGAGAGTTGTTAAGGTTGACAGCCTGACACTTTAGTGCCACCTTGGGAACAAATTCTTGAACGAGGCCGGTGATCTTCTTGGTGTACATTTTATTATCAATACATGCTTTAGCTATTTCTCGCATTCTGAGTATAGAGTTTGCATACTTGATTGAAAATGCGTCTTGTTCCTGGGGAGTTCCGTGAACAGGAAACATGGGAAAGGTGTGAGCACGAACATATAATTCTTGATACGTACTCATTGTTTACTAGTAGTTTATTTTTATCGTGAGTTAAATTAATACATTTATTTTAAAAAAATACAATATGGAAAAATGTCACGCGGTTACACGATTTAATACACCGTGTAATTATACTGCAAAAACTATGATTAATTCATTTGGTGTTAATCTACCAGTTTGTAAACGTCACTGTAAAAGAAATGTACTTTATGATTGGTCATGTGTAGATGAAATTGAAGAGGCGCCTGAAAAAGTATTAAATTATCTTTATTTTTATAACATGTGTTTAACATTATTTAATGAATATGTTTCAGTTTATTTTTCTAAAAAGTTTTTTGAAAATAACATTTCACAAGCACAACTAATAGAAAAATATAACTGTATTTTTCAAAAAACTGAAACTTTAGAAGCGTGTCCAATATGTTATGAAAAAGCAAATATAAAGATTCAATGTGGTCATTATTTTTGTAATACGTGTATTAATGCGTGGACCGATTCATGTCCCATGTGTAGACAATTTATATTTCCTACTTAAAAAAATAACACACTGTTTATTAAATGGCCTTTGATAAAAAGTTAATCAAGCATGTTGAGGACCTCAATGATGAACTCAAGGAGGCCAAGTCAAATTTAAACAAGGCACTTATAGAAACTGACTTGTATAAAAAGTTTTTGGCATTTGTACTGGAGGAGAATATCGCGGAGAAGCCAGCCAAGGCTCAGGCTCTCAAGCTAACGTATGAGTTTTTTAGGGCACAGGTCTAAAGTAATGAGTTGTATACTATATAATATAATGAGTACATTTATCGAGAATGAAAGTAATGCTCATAAATGTGCTAAAAATATTTTAATGGAATGGATTACACCTTATAAATCATGGGATGGAGATGGTGTATTTGCAGAGTATCCTCTAGTTGATAGATCTAAGAAATGTCCAATGTTGACAGTTACTGGATTTAATTATTCTACAGGTTATGGAGGTTATTATGGAACCGAAGTACCAAGTTATAAACAGTGTATAGAATGTAATGAATATCCTATAGCAGTTTTAGATGTAGCAGTTGTAGAAAAGGGATACATACGATATGGATTTGAGATATGTCATAAAAATCCAGTAAGTGCAGACAAAAAAAATAAATTACATAAACATTTTTCAAACAATGGATTGACTATTTATGAAATATCAGCTAAATCAATTTTAGATTCAGTTGGTAAACTTCAAAATATATCTAAACATTTAACACTTGTATTAGACGGTGGAAATATAGGTATAAATGATATTAATAAATTATTTAATTTACCACTTGTATTAAATTTAAATCCTAAATATCCACATATTTCAGATTTATTTACAAAAAAAATGTAAATTATGCAATATAGGTGCAGCAGATTTTGATTTTAAAAATAACTTATGTATATATACTGTTATTGTTTTTCTTGTAAAAAATTAAAAGACGACTGTACATGTGATGATGTATATTGTGATATATGTAATGATAGTGGAACATGTTATCGGAGTGATGATGTATACGGTGTTTGCATGGAATGTTGCTGTGACCATTGTGGAAAAAGTGTTTTAACATGTAATTTTCAATGTACATGTAATCATCCAGAATGTGAGGAAAGTTGGGAATCAAGAACCTGCAATACCTGATAGATATAAATCGGTATGTTCAGAAATATCTGGATACTTTTTGAGTGCTCTTTGATTCATCATTTCTTGAACATTTGTAATGTGTTCTTCAAACTTTTTAAAGTTAATACCAGTTTGTCTATGAACATCATTGGGTGTTGACATTTCTTTAATAGACAAAAGGTAACCCATTGCGTAATTTGCATGTGTCATACCAGTCAACAACGATGCATCCTGCTGTGCCGTTGTTGCCCATTTCGCACATTTTTGTACCATACTCTTTATATCTGGACCTCGTGTACTCTTGTAAATAAAATAAGCTATTACAATCACTGTGAGTATCAGTAGATACATTCTATTATATTAAAATATTATAATAAGTAAATGAGTACCACCGCGCGTAAACGTTGGAATAATTTAATGAAACCAATAAAAATATTTGGACCTTCTGCTTTTACAAAAAGACCAGCCGGTAAAAGTTTAATGTTTCGTACTAATTCTAGATTTACATTTGTACCTGCATCACCAAATAATAATAATAAACAAGCTAAAAAACAGGCTAAAAAACAACATAATCTAAATTTAAAGGCTGCTAATCATAAAAAACAAATGAAAAATACTACTAATTATTTAAATCGCATGGCTAGCATAAAAAATTTACGTTATCCAAATAAAAGAGTCTTAAAATTACGCAAGTAAAAAATAAACTACTAATAAAAACACAATGAATAAACTCATCCCCAATCTTGAGATTGCAATCAACTGGACTGACATAACCACCAAGGAGGGCCGTACTCAAAAGTCGGAACGCAATTATATAAATGTCATTGGTGATCAGATGACCAAGCTCGGTGCAATTCTAGGACCTCCCCGCGGTTCACAGACACATATTGATTTTAAAGATGTGCAGTTACCCGATGGTACCATTCAATCATATGAATGTAAAAAGATTAACAAAGGAACCAAGTTTATGTTTAATGATACGGTTCCGAGACCTGATGTATACTACATCTTCATATATGTTGAACTCAAAAAAATTATAATACGAAAAGGTTCAGATATTTTACAAAATAATGTTATTCATGTATCTCAAAATTCTCTCAAGAAGAAATTTTCACATACAGTTGGTAAACATGTTTTAGATATGATTGAAAATGACAACTTTACAAGTGATTCTATAAAAGATTTTTTTAGGATATCCATGGATTTCATGGGCACATGTGTTTTACATGGAGTACTGAGTTATTTTGAATTTGGACAACTATTTAAAAATACATACAAGTTTGGAAACTTTACTTCTAGGGCTCGACCCAACTGGTCACTCGTTGTGAATCCATTTACAAACTGATTCAATTAATCCAGGTGGTACCGCATTTCCAAGTTGAACAATTTGTTTTTTTATTTCCCCAGCTAATTTATAGTCTCTAGGAAATCCCTGAATCTCCTTCATTTCACCGATTGTGTACGGTCTCAGATAGTACCCTTTTGAGGTTTTCTGTGCCACAAATAGTCTCGGTTGGTGTTCATAGGTACAAATAAGTGTTTTGCTACAAATCCGCGGATCAACAACTTCACAGTGAACAGGTGAGATTCTTTTTCCAAATGAAAATGCATACTTGCTTATAAATTTACCCCCGTATGTAACATCACGTTGTGCAACATATGCTTTTAGGTATGGATGTGGTTCGCCAATTGGATCACCTTCACCAACAAGGATAAATTCTTCGGGCACTTCAGCCTCGGTCAAGAGTTCTCGGTCAACAAGGATTGTGCCCTTCATATCAAACTGCAATACATCACTTAGAACCTTTTGGGTCGTAAGCGGCGGAGGAAATGGATTAGTAAGTGGTACCACCTTGGAACCAACTATAATAAGTCTCTCACGAGATTGAGGAATACCATAGTCACTAGCTTTTAGAACCTTGTAATGACAAATGTACCCAATATTTGCAAATGCTGCTACAATTATATCAAGAAACAACTCACCTTGTGATGTTTTTCGAGACAAGAGTCCCTTTACATTTTCCCCAATTATAAATTTGGGTTGAATAAGTCGAGTCGCGCGTACAAACTGATTAAATAATTGTCCCCGAGGGTCATCTGGATTCTTTTTGCCACCTTGCGAAAAGCTCTGGCACGGAAATCCTGCAAATAGTGTATCAACCTGTCCCTCAAGTGCCGAAAATGTTTCATCAGGTATATTTCTAATATCACCTTCTCCAAGTAGTTTACTATCAAAGTTTAGTTCGTGACTTTCTTGAAATAGTTTTATGAGTTCAGAGTACCATTTTACTGATAGTCCTGCCCTTGTCATTCCTAATGTATCTCCTCCGCATCCAGAAAAGAGAGAACAAGCGGCCGACATTTATTTAATATATAGGTACTTGTATTCTATAATTAAATAATTAGGTACCTAAATGATTAAGGGGCCGGGTCCGGGTGCAAATGTTGACAAGTATAAAAATAATTTACAACAAATAATAAAAAATAGAAAAATTTATATTAATCTAGATGAATTTTTAAAAAATAGAAATAAAAATTTTAATTATACAGTTTGGAATAATAAGTTGGTTGGTTTTGCACTTTTAAAACCTAATAAAAATATATTGAATCTTGAATTAATAGTTACCCAAAAGGGATATGGTAAACAATTAATAAATAGAATTAAATTAAATTCAAAAAATAAATTTAAATATATTGAATTAGTATCTTTACCAGCCGCTAGAAATTTTTATATAAAACAAGGTTTTGTAAAAAATGGTAATTATAAATTTAAATTTAATTTAAAAAAATAGATACCTAGTTATAAAATGGAGATTTACACGGATGGAAGTTGTTTGGGAAATCCTGGTCCCGGTGGATGGGCAGCAATTGGTCCAGATTTTTCTCTGTCGGGAGGAATTGCTCATACAACTAATAATATCATGGAACTTACCGCAGCTCTAAAGGCGCTGGAACATGTTGGATCTAAACAAAATGTTGTAATTTACACTGATAGTTGTTATGTCAAGAATGGAATTACCAAGTGGATACTTAATTGGAAAAAGAATGGCTGGAAAACAGCTAGAGGTGAACTAATTAAGAATAGGGAACTTTGGGTCCAATTAGATGATGTAAATGGAACTCATGTTACATGGAAATGGGTCAAGGCTCATAATGGCAATCCTCAAAACGAGGCGGTTGATAAATTGGCAAAGGAAATGGCTATTTCCTTCAGTTAAAAAAATAACTAACAGTACTAGTAAGAAAGAATGACCGAGACTATTCAGAAGATTTCACATCTTGAGCATATTCTCAAACGTCCTGATTCCTATGTTGGACCAACTGCTCTTACCACTGAAAACTACTGGGTTCTAGATGAAACCAAGTTTATTCAAAAACAAGTAAGTTATTCACCGGCACTCCTAAAAATATTTGATGAAATCCTAGTGAATGCAATTGATAGAAATTCAATGTTTCCCAAACTTGTCAAGAATATTTCAGTCTCGGTAAACAAGGAGACTGGTTCCATAACAGTTGAAAATTCTGGGCCACTTGGCGGTATTTCCGTTATGAAAAATGAAAAGGAACAAATTTGGAATCCCGAGTTAACCTTTGGACATCTCTTAACTAGTACTAATTATGATGATACTCAGACACGTGTAGTAGGTGGTAGAAATGGGTACGGTGCTAAACTTGCTAATATTTACTCTAAATTTTTTGAAGTAACAATTCATGATTCTGAAAATAACGTTAGGTACTTACAGACATGGTCCAATAACATGTCAAAAACATCTGAACCCAAAATTAGAAAAGATTCTTGTAAAAAGTCAAGTATATCTATAACTTTTGTTCCCGATTGGCCAAGGTTTGGAATGTCTGGATTTACCGATGACCTTTTTAAAATTATTGAGAAACGCATGTATGATGCAGTTGTGTGCACAAGTCCCAATTGTAAAGTTTCATTTCAGGGAGTTGAACTTGTACAAGTGTCAACTGAGGTGTATACTAAAATGTATCTTCCTGAAGGAACTGAAGTTGCAACTTTGAACACGGAACGTTGGTGTGTCACTATTGCTCCGAGTGATGGGTTTCAACAAGTTTCATTTGTAAATGGTATCTGTACAACCAAAGGTGGAACTCATGTTGATCACGTTGTTTCATTGGTTGCAGCTAGTATCATTGATGAACTTGCCAGTAAAAAACTTCAATTGAAGCCCCAAAGTGTCAAGAACACAATGTTTGTCATGGTTCGTTCCACTTTGGTAAATCCAACCTTTGGGAGTCAAGTCAAGTCTGAGTGCACACTCAAGGCTCAAGAATTTGGGAGCAAGTTTGAAGCGACTCCAAAGTTTATTAAACAAGTTTTAAAAACCGGTATCCAAGATGAAGTTCTTGCAGTGGCTAAATTCAAAGAACTCAAGGAACTCAAAAAGACGGATGGGTCACGAAAGTCTCGCATCACAGGCATTCCAAAACTTGACGATGCCAATTGCGCCGGAACTGCTAAATCGGAAAAGTGCACACTCATTGTAACAGAAGGTGACTCGGCCAAGACTTTGGCAGTTGCCGGTCTCTCTGTTGTTGGTCGCGATTATTATGGAGTATTTCCACTTCGAGGTAAATGTAAAAATGTTCGAGATGCCAGTGTCAAACAACTTATGGCGAATCAAGAGTTTAATGATTTGAAAAAGATTTTGGGACTCCAACAAGACAAGGAGTACAAGTCAGTCTCTGAACTTAGGTACGGCCGTCTTATGATTATGACGGATGCAGACAATGATGGGAGTCACATCAAGGGACTCATCCTCAATATGATTCATTACTTTTGGCCGAGTCTTATTACTCTCAACTTTGTGGTGAGTATGGTGACTCCTATAATCAAAGCCACCAAGGGTTCTGAAACTCAATCATTTTACACTGATTCAACTTTTAGAACTTGGTACGGTGAATCTCGCACTGGTTGGAAAATCAAGTATTACAAGGGTCTCGGAACTTCAACATCGGTTGAGGCTCGTGAATATTTCAAAAATATCAAACAGTTGACCGTTGCTTTTGAATTGGATAATCTTACCAAGGATGCGATAGTTCTCGCGTTTGACAAGACCAAGGCGGATGATCGCAAACAGTGGCTTCTTGAAAGTACTGAAAAACAAGCTTCTGAACTGGAGGTTAAATATGGTGAAATTTCAAAGTTGCCCATTTCAGAGTTTATTCATCGCGACCTTGTCAACTTTAGTCTGGCTGATCTTCGCCGTTCAGTTGCGAGTATGTGTGATGGTCTAAAACCATCGCAACGCAAGGTTCTCTATGCGTGTTTTGAAAAGGGGCTCAAAGAGGAGATGAAGGTTGCACAGTTGGCATCTTTTGTATCTGAAAAAACTTCGTACCATCACGGTGAAGTTTCACTGGCGGAGACAATAGTAAAACTTGCGCATGACTTTACTGGATCTAACAATATCAATCTTCTGGAACCCTGTGGTCAGTTTGGAACTCGTCTCATGGGTGGAAAAGATGCGAGTCAGACGAGGTACATCTTTACTAAATTACGCCCCGAGGCTCGTACACTTTTTGATGCGCGTGATGATTCGGTACTGACGTACTTGTCAGATGATGGAAAACAAATTGAACCCGAATTCTTTGTTCCAGTGTTACCAACCGTCTTGATTAATGGGACTGAGGGAATTGGAACAGGATTTAGCTGTTATGTTCCACCATTTAATCCAACTGATATTTCCAATAATATTCAGAGGTGTCTCGGTGGTAAACCCATTGAAAAGATGACTCCATGGTTCCGAGGATTCAAGGGCACTATTGTGCAGGACACCGATGATGTATTCTTGTGGATAATGCAGGGTATTTATTCAGTACAGGGTGAAACAGTGATAGTTACTGAACTTCCACCGGGACGATGGATTCAAGATTACAAGGAGTTTCTTGATGAACTTGTTGACAAAAAAACAATTTCAGGGTACAAGAATAATTCAACAACTGATGATGTATACTTTGAGATTTTTGAGTATCAGGGTTCTGATGTTATCAAGGATCTAAAGTTGACCAAGACTATCCGAACCAGTAATATGCACTTGTTTCACCCAACAATGGGAATTAAAAAGTACTTGTCAGCCGAGGAAATACTGGTGGATTTTGTTGAAATTAGGACTAGGTACTACAAGTTGCGAAAACAAAACTTGATTGAAAAGTTGACTGAAAAAGCTAAAGTACTTTCCAACAAGTCCAAGTTTGTCAGACAGGTGGTTGACGGCGATCTTATCATCTTCAAAAGAAAAAAGAGTTCTTTGGAGGATGAGCTTATGAGAAAGTTTGGGGCATTTGATTACTTGTTGGATATCAAGACATATCAGTATACAGAAGAGGCTATTAAAAAGTTGATGGATGAATCGAAACAAGCAACTGATGAATTGGAGATTTTACGCAGTACTCAAATATTGGATATGTGGAAATCTGATATTAAAAATGTGGGTACCTAGTAGTACATAATGAGTGATGATGGGTGGCTAAATCTAACTGACCAGGGAAAAAGTACACCCCCTCCCGACAATTGTAATCCAAGTATCCTTGGAAAAGCGGGAACCGGTGCAGTTTTATCACTTGATGCAATTGGTCTCCAAGATACCTATCTTATTAGTAATCCTACAAGTAATACAGATACAAGTAATATATCAAGTTCATTTTTTCAATTTACAAATATTAAACATACAAACTTTACAAAATACTCTACAAGTGTTAAATTTACTTCAGATGGTTCAACCAATTGGCCATTTGGAAAAGTGTACAATATAAGTCTGAGACCCAAAGAGATGGGTGATATTCTTCATAACATGTATCTCAAGTGTACATTACCCCCTTTACCACATCCTCATCAATATTGTAATAATATTGGTTGGGCTATTATTAAAGAAGTTCAATTGGCTATGGATGATGTAATACTTGAAATAATAAAGGCTGATTGGAATGTTCTGTACACTGAACTTCATTATACAAAGGAAGAACGGGAAATACTTTTAGAAATGATTAATGTGGATCCTATACTCGGTGGAAACTTGTATATCCCACTCAACTTTTTCTTTAATAGGAGACATTCATCTTCATATACTGGGAATACTTTGTCACGTGAAAATATTTTTAAACCAGGACTATTAACATGTGCAGCTCACAAACATCGTAATATAATTCTTCAATTTACATTCAATCCAATTACATTTTTTACAAGTGCTACAACTGTGTCACTTAGTAACGTGTACCTGGTAACTGATGAAATTATTTTAGATGATCGCGAACGCCAATTTCTTCAAAATAATACACAAAAGAATATAGTTACTTTTGCACGTAATGACCCTATGACACCTATTAAAGGAACACCTTTTACACATAATTTAACACCTAAGATATCAGTCAAGACACTTCACTGGTTTGCACGTAACGCAGCATATGAAGATACTTCAAATTCATATTATTTTAATAACAGATTTAATTTTACACATAAAGATTATCAATTACCATTTTCAAGTACAAATACTATGCAACAACAAGAGAGTAATAATCCAATTATTTCACAAAGTATAATTTATTTAAATAGTGTTGCTTTATTTGGACTTTCTAAATCCACTAGTGTACGAAATATACGAGATGGTTCATATTATTATAAATTTACACAACCTTTTAATCATTTTTTATCAGTACCTAGTAAAAATATTTACACGTATTCATTTTGTGTAAAACCAAGAGATCCACAACCATCAGGTTCTTTAGATTTTAGTCAATTGGATTCAACCATTACATTTATAACAGGGTCACTGTATACATATGCATCAACTGCAAAAACATGGAATTTTTATGTTTATTATACTGGGTTTAATCAAATTACTTACAGCAACGGGCTTGTGTCACTAGACTTTGGGTGGTGATGTAATCAATTATATTATGTTGGATACACCACTTTATAAAGTTTAACTGTGCAACAGTTGTCTGTATCTTAATTCCATCCGAGTTTGGAATTTGGTACTCAAACTTTTGTGTTCGACAGAATGGGTCAAAAAGTTTTTTACTGTACCCATCCAGACTTGACTTGTATGCACAATGAACTGAAAAGTTTTTTCCATCACTTGTTGTATAGGCCAAATTTTTCTTTTTGGAATAATCGGTAATGAACCATTCCAGATTTCGTAAAGATATACCCTTACGCTTTTCAAGAATGTCATACAGGTACCTAGAGTGTTTTTCATCATTGTAAAAGTTTTTAATAGATTCTAATAAAATATCAGATCGGCTCATCTTACATTGATAGCTCTAGAAATCTATAAGCAAGTTTTGTCTCGATCCTCTAGACTTTTCACATGCAGGACATCCCACTAAATACATACATTCCTTCATAGTGTGTCCAATGTGTGGATTCACTTCATCAGTTGAAACAATTCGTCGTATAACTTTCTTTTGATCTTGATGTCTCATACAGTATCCACCGTGTTTACCGGCAAATTTACATTGTTTCTTGGCAACTGTTACCCCGTGACACTGTCCAACTGTAAGTGGTTCCGTATCTTCAGTCACTATTTTGGTTGGAATATCTTGAAGTAATAATTTCAAAGAAATATCATGCTTCTTTGAAATTATTTGCGCATATTTAGTCAATTGTTTTTGAACCTCCGCCTCGACAAGTTCTTGGAGCTTTTCAAGTAGAGACATTACCTTTTATTATATAGTATCTTATTTTTTTATCTTTGCAAACAAGTCTGAAATTGATGGCTGGTTTGGATCCTTCTTTCGAGAAGCTCGTGGTTTTTTAGGTATCAAGTCTCCAAATACCAAGTCTTTTTCAACAATGGGTTCTAGGAGATCACATACCGGATTCATAAACTTGTTGGTAAAATAGTACCTATAATCAAGTGTAACATTATTGGCTAGGACCCAAACTGGATCCTCAGACTTTTCAAACTGTTTTGCATTTGGATCACCGGTATCAACAAGTACAAACTGGACTCGATCACCAGATTGAGGCTCAGACCCTGGTTCACGCTCACGCATCTTGCGAACAACAGCCACGTGTGGTAAATTTACATTTTCACAATCTGTTGATACAATTTTATTACCAGCCTCGTCCTTGATACAAGACTTGTATGAATCTGCCAACTTTTGGGACAAAACCAATTTCTCATTGGGAACTCGGCCATCTAAGAGTTCAACTGCTCTCCGCTTTGCCAGTGTGATAGCTCCTTCGGGATTGTTACTTTCGAGAATCACATCTAAAAGTTCTTTACAGACCTCGCGGACAAAGAGTGTATTGTCTCTTCGAACAACCTGGAGACCCTTGACATCAATATAATTCATCTTCATTTGTCCTGTCTTGTCCTTGGTCCACAACTTGGCTGCGTACCTCTTCTTTGAGTACAAGAAATAGGGACAGTAAACCTTTTCAAGCTCTAGATTGTTTGGCTTTTTGAAAAGAGCGCTACATGCCAAAGCCGCCTGTTCCCCGAGTTTCCAAGAGTATTCAATTGCTTCGACACCAGTGCGTCCCTGTGTATCAAACTCCACCATAACCGAGTCAGTGTCGCCGTACCTCACCTTGGCACCTTCAAAATGTTCCTCTACATAATTCTTAGTCTCTTCAATCATACTGCGGCCCTTACAGGTGACTGTGCTTGCAATCGGAACACACGGTAGGATACCTTTTCCCGCACCCGTAAATCCATAGACTGAATTCATAGAAACCTTGTAGGCCAACTGTTTTCCATTGTACACATTCTTCATAGTTGAATCAGTCGCATTGGTCATGTCTCTTTTGGCTTGTTTTCTGAAAGCCTTGAGTTCCAAAAGTACAGCAGGCAAGAGACTTGGAACATCTTGAGCAAACTTGTACGTCTTTTCACCCACCGTAAATGCTTCATAGGTTATTCCAGGTAATGCATCAAATTTAGGATCCATCACAAGTGTTGAATAACACAGATTGTGTGCAATCATGATAGATGGGTACAGGCCCTCAAAGTCCAACGCAGTAATTGGTGTATAATAGGCTCCAATTTGGGCCGAAAGAACTGTGGCTCCTTCATAGGCATCGGATTGAACTTTTCCGTACCGAATGGTTGGAATCATAAATCCAAGTTCACGCGCCTTGCGAGCCATTTGACTAAAAACTTTGATTTGCTGACCTCTTTCAGACAGGTAACACAGAGGAACCCAGGTTGCCTTGGCCATTTCAATTAGATTCATAAATGTACAAAGTTTATCCATTATTTGGTGAGGCAATGTGGTATCTTTGACACAGTACTCGGCTACTTCACTCAGTTTATCTGGATCCTCCTCTCGAAACCGCTTAAACATCTCTTTGGGACTCATATCAATCTTCTGGTCACCCAAAAAATGTTTCGAGACAAAGTTCAAAGAGTACGAGTCAAGTTTTTGTTCTCGTTTGACCTCATGAAACAAGTCAAATATAAAACGACCCGGCATTGGAAGAAGTTTTAGAGTATTGTCACCAAGAGCACTTGATGAAAGTTTTTTGTAGACCATCTTACACTCTCGATCCTTCAATTTACTCAATTGGTAAAAGTCTTCGGGACAACCAACCATGATGGACCTTTTGAAAATGTACTCTAAATCAAACCCAAATATATTCCAGCCAGTCATGACATCAATATCGTGTTTGATTATATAATCCTTGAATCCCATGAGAAGGTCCAACTCTGTTGAGTAACTCACAATGGTACAGTCATCACGGGAACTTGTTTGTTTGTAGCACAGGCACACCTTTTCATAAATTTCAGGAGACCCTTGACGTTTTAGGGTCACTGCAATCTGAAAACAAGCATCATCTTGAATATCAGCATCGGGAAACTTTCCAGTAGAACTATTCGTCTCTATATCAAACGAGGCAATAATAAATGGCGCAATGTCATCGCGAGCAACTGGTTTCAATTCGTGCCAGTCATTGCAAAACAAGTCTATATTAGTTTTAGCGAGTTGGGACCTGACACAGTTTGACCCAGAATCGAGCCATCCAGTTGACTGAATTCCAGAGCGATGCATCAGGCGAAGCATGGGTTCAATATTTGACTCATATACTTTACACGTGAATGTTTCATCCTTCAGCGGGTACCTAAGTTTTGAGTCACACATTCGCATGGCGGCTACAGTTGGAAAATCAAGTTTCATAAATGGAAACTTTTCATTATTTTGAAAACCCCAGAGGTCTTTGGACTTGTTAATGCTATAACTTTTAACTGCAGGACACGCTTTTTTAATTTTATCAAATAAGAGTTTAGCACTCGTGTCACTCGTACCTTTTGAAAGTTTTATGAAAAAGTATGGTGAAAATGAGGTGGAAACACATACTGATTTACCATCTTCAGTTCGACCGAAAATATTGATAATGTGATCACTGTCCTCAAAGTCACTTGCTTCCCAAGTTAATGCGGCGAATACTACCATCTCTTACTTATAGTAGCGCTGGAAACTTTTAATATATTTCTATAGTAATATAAATGTCAGGGGCACTTGTCGAATTAGTTGCAAAGGGAGCTCAGGATGCATACTTGACTGGTGAACCTGAGGTTTCATTCTTTCATCAGACGTACAAACGCCACACAAACTTTGCACAAAAGCCAGTTCCAGTACAGTACACGGGTACTGCTGGAGCATCCCAACAAATTAACATGAAATTACTCAATAAGGGTGATCTTCTTGGGTATGTCTGGATGGATTTGGGAGTTGGAACGGCTAAACAAAATGATTTACAAGATACTATTTTTGAACTTTATATTGGTGGTCAACTTATTGATCGTCAAGATGGGTTTTATATGACCCAACTTTGGCAAAAGTTTCTTGTTGATTCAAGTGCCAAGGGATTTGCTGGAATGGGTGGTGACTTTACTACACCATTATCATCTGCTCTATCAGCTACATGGCTTCCACTTCACTTTTTCTTTTGTGATTCGTGTTATCTCCCGCTTGTTGCGCTTCAATACCATGAGGTTGAGGTCCGTATAACGTTTGGATCAAGTTTTCCAACAACTACAGTAAATATGTATGCAAATTATATTGTACTTGATACAACTGAACGTGAATCAATTGTCAATAAAGAACACAATCTTATGATTGAACAGGTTCAGCGTATTTCATCAAATTCTCCACCAGCGGCATCCGGAAATAATAAATTTGATTTGAGTTTTTTGAATCATCCAGTAAAGTGTCTCTTATGGGGAAGTAATCTAACAACAACATCAACCATATTTTACTCAAATACAGTTCAATTGTACCTAAATGGAACTGAATTATTTGAAACAGAAATGCCAGATGTTTATTTTTCAACTGTTCAAAATTATTACCATTCAGAATTTGCATCTATATTAATGGGTGGACAAACTACATCTCTAGTAACTACCGGAGATAATCTGAAAATGTATTCATTTGCACTCAAGGCGAATAAACATCAACCTTGTGGAACGTGTAATTTTAGTCGTCTCGATACAGCAAGTATGACTTTTAATATGGGGTTTGGGAGTACTCTTCCCACTAATCTTTACTTGTATGCAGTCAATTTTAACATTCTTCGTATTAAAGCTGGTCTATCGGGCCTTGCCTTTAGTAGTTAAATATTTGTTACTAGTAATGGATCGAGAGTTGGCTCTTTTGTTAATAATGGGACCCATTGGTATTTTATTCGGATTACTCATTTACTTTTATTGGAAAATGCCATCTACATGTAAACCAGATAAACGAGTTGCCACGTGGACATCAGATTGTAAACCAGCTACATGTGTTGACTCAGAGGCTCTGCCAAAAGACAAGTGTATCAGGTATCACCGTTGTGATCATCAATTTGGACCAGATTATTCAACTCGTGATGCAGATCCAGGAAATGAACTTATTAAAACGTACACATCAGAAAAATGTACAAGTCCTGAAATTAATCTTTGTTGGGATGATGATTTTGAAAAATGTTTTAATGTTAGGGGTCATTAATCATTTCCATAATTCTTTTAGTATTATTGGGATTACTTGGATCCCACAACTTTTCAACCGACTGTTTGTGCCAGTACAATAGTTTTGCAACCATTCTAACATGTATTTTAGCGCGGGATTTTCTAGTATTGTACCATACTATAAAATCTTTGAATGCTTGAATTAAACCATCTTCTACTTGTTCTTTCCAGAGTCTTGGGAAAGTTTCCATTCTCCAATCAATATTATTTATTACACATGTAGACATTTCATAGAGTTTTTCAATTGATTTGAATTGTATGTGACGACGGTTAGTTCTTAAAAAAACTTCATTATCCGCCCCGACTATTATAGTATAAGACCCATTTGAAAGTAATAGCGCCATTATTTTCTTACTGTATTATAAATGATAAAGTTACTTTTAATACTACTTTTACTTATTTTGGTAATGTGGGCAACCAAAGGTGGTTCAGTGCCCGATGAAGAACGCCAGGATCATATTGTTCCAAGGTATCACCCCGTTTACCTCGATGCACAGACCCCATATCTCAATGAACAAATCATGTACAGCGAATGGCCCCAAGAAATATCTTCTTCGTTGTAAGTAAATGAACTTTGCTAATATACTTATTCTTGTACTCTTGGCGGCTCTTTTGTTCATGGCACTGCGTCCAGTTCAGACGGTTAAACAGGTTACATTTGAAGGTGTCGATGCAAATGGGTGGGGACTTCGATCAGGCTGGCCAGTCACATGGAACTTTGATTGGGGTGGTGGTCCAGGATATGACCGTCACGAAATTTTAACTCGTCGAGGACCCTATAATATGGGTGGACGACGCCGTTATCGATAAACCAAACTTTTTATTCATAAATTTAATAGCCTGAGCAATACTTGGTTTTGACCAAAGTAACCAACGTGACCAGAATCCAGCAGTGGCTATTCCACCTTTGGTCCAGTTTTCTCTAGAACGATGCCTAATAAGATAAAGACGCATCCTATTTGGGTCTTTATGTTGTGTAAAATTTTGATACCCAGTTGCGCCGAAATCGACGTGACGACCATTTTCTAAGACGATGCGGTATTTTTTAGCGGACAAGGGACTTTTTTTTAAAATAATCATTGTTACAATTACACTAGATGTTTTCTACACACGGCTCTATAAATATCGGCTGCACCAACTAGCTCCTGAAGTGTATCTCCAATTGTCCGTTTCGTAAATGGTCCCAGTGTTCCATCCATACATTCCATGCACAGCGCCTTGAGCTTGGTGACGTCATCCGCCAAAGGAATTAGTAGTAGTAATTCTCCAAATACATGTTGTCGAAAATCTCCATCCAGTCCCGCGAGTATCACGTGCTTGTTGTCCTTCATTGCTTGTTCCACGAAAAAACGCAAGTTTCCAAAGAATTGCGTCTCATCAACTGCAATAACTTTAGCATTTTGGTACTGTTTACATGTAGTTATTTCAAGTAAATTACACGTCTTCAGACATTCAAAAGTATCCTTGTCATGCGTCTCCAAAACACTCTCTTCATTCCTGGTATCCTTGCTTGAATTTATTACTAGTACCTTGTCACCTATAACTTGGTGTCTCTTCAACCGCCTAATTAATTCGGAAGATTTTCCTGAAAACATTCCACCTATAATAATTTCTAGTTTGCCACACATCTCTCTTTTAATCACTGGTGTTTGAACGTTTAATTACCATTTCAAACTGAGATTCCAAGTTGATACACTTTGACACGATACTGGTAAAGTATGGGTTGAATGGGTAAACCGAAAGAATATTTTCAAAGTAAAACTTCATAGCATCCGATTCAACACCAGTTATCCTATACAGTACATTTTTAGGATCCTCCCATGTAGTCACCAGTATATTGAGATTGTCCCTGACTGGAAGAATCCACTTTGGATCCTTTTGACACTGTAGTTCCCACTCACTTGGTGGGTTTCCCGGTGGTGGAGGCAATGGGGGAAGTCCCGGGGGCAAAGGTGGTGAAAACGAGTTGATGCGTTTATTCAGCATCTTGACCGCCTTGGGAAGACGACGTTCCTTGCCCCATACCTCAATGACACCGCGTTCAAAGTCATACCAGAGATAATCGCACCCAGAGAGTTCAGTCATGCGTTTGAGATGACATCCTTCGCGGCCGATAAACATTTCTGGTTTGATATACTTGGGAAGAGAGACTTGGGTATAGAATGCATTGGGAGGATCATATTCAGGCATGTTGCTTCTTTTTATTAGTAGTTTGTTTATTTCCTAAGTACGTTTTAAACACATTTTTTAATATTTATATATTATATGTCTGATGATCCACAAAATAGAAAAAAGAAACCACCACGTATTTGGCACTTACAACATGAAAAAATTTTAAAGGAATGGGGTGAAGCTTCTTCGTGTTATAGACTTATGCATTTTAGGGCATATCAGATTAATAAAAATTGGAGTATGGGTTTTACGTTACCAGTTATCATAATTAGTACTATTACCGGAACTGCAAACTTTGCCCAAAAAACATTCCCAAACTCGTGGGTCGCCTATGTCCCTTCCGTAATTGGAGCCTTCAATCTGTTTGCCGCCATCATGACAACTGTGGCACAATTTTTAAAGGTTACAGAATTGATGGAGGGACATCGCGTTACAAGTATTCAATATGGTAAATTGGCGCGTAAAATTCGATTGGAATTAACTCTTCCTAGTTCCGAACGCACACAACATGGTGATAATATGGTTGAAATATGTAGAGCTGAATATGACAGACTTATTGAACAGTCTCCACCAGTTCCCAAGGATATAATTCTTTATTTTGATAATAAATTTCCAATAACTAGTAATATTAGTAGACCTGAATTATCTACTATAAGACCTATTGATTTATTTGATAGTGAAAAAGATGAGGAACGTATAAAACTTAAACATGAAAAACTAAAAAAAGAAACAAATGAGAGACTCAAAGGTGTAATTGCAAGATATCAACCGGGTAAACAAGAAGTTATTTCGGAATTAAATAATCTCGGAAGACAAAATCTTGTAACAAACAGAGTGCCATCACATCCAGCAGATTTATCTGGAGAGATAGAGGTTATAGTTGAACCTTCAATTTAAAAATAAATGGTACTATAAATGGATTCTCTACAAATATTTATATGGGTTTTAACTATTATTAGTCTTATATTATTTTTAATACCATACTTTAACAAGAAATTAAAACCAGACCAGCTTCAAAATATGCATATTATTAATAATATTTTATTATTCGTATTGGTGATGACACTTGTTTATACATCTAAACGATAAAGTCGAAACTCAATAAATGATTGTAAGATGTCCCCATTGTCAAGACTTTATTGAGATACTTGAAATTAAATGCGCCATATTTAGACATGGAGTATTTAAAGATGGTCTAAAACAAATTAACCCACATGAAACTAAAAAACAGATTGAAATTTATAAACAACAAGATATAATTTATGGATGCGGTGGACCATTTAGATTGGTTGGAGAAGTTGCCGAAATATGTGATTACATCTAGAGTGTTATTTTAACAGATTTATATGTCAACATTTCTAAATTAACCTTGTTGTACTTGAGATGATAATACATGTTATTTTTTATAATTTTTACCAAGGAGCAATTTTCTTCTTTTAATTTAAATTTTATTAGTGAATCAGCAGGTTTTAGATTTTTATCAGCTAATAATATAATACTTTCATCATTAAATGAAACAATATATTCATATGGAATGAATGAATTTTTAATTTCAATACCATCATCATATAATGTTAGATTTTTGTAAACTTTTTTGTATTTACCTAGATATCTTTTGAATACAAAGTACAAGTAATGTAATAGTACCTGTAAAAGTGTTCGCGTCAACCGTATATTTTTGACATCTTCAATTGTATAATTCATCTGGATACACAGGAAGGATAACTTTCTAACAAGTGGCATACATAGTATTATATAGTATTATAATTTATCTTTTTAATTACCTGTTTCTTTTTTAAAAAATATTACTTGTTAGGAAATGTATTAAAGAACTAGTTATTATTAATAGTATAAATGGGAAACAATCGTAAAAAACCAGAGGAAGTCAAGGTAGAACCAGTGGATACTAGAACCAATGCGGATAGAACAGATGCCGAAAAAAATAAAATTAAACAGGCAAATCTTGCAAAGGCTAGACCAGTGCAAGCAGCTGAAAACAAAGAGATAAATGACCGAAAGCGTCAGAATCGTAAAGAATCAGGGAGTACCAAACAACTTAGTTAGATATTGAACTTTATAAATGAGGTACACCAGTAAAAATAATAAAATTAAATTAAAAGCTACACCCGTGAGTAGGTAAGGATAAGCTTTGCGTTTCATTGGTTTTAGAACTCGATCCTTTAGTGCGTCGTTTTCGAAAATCATATCTATCGCTTGATTAGTAAGGTGATCCATGGATCGATATGTTACTATTAAACCACAAAAAGAAAATGAAGAAATAATCGGAAGGGACCAGTACTTGAAAAATATTAAAAGTCTCTTAGAAACAAATAATTCATTTTGTGTGTATGGTGCATTAGGAATTGGTAAAACTTTTTTATTAGAACATGCCCTGTCTGACGTAAACTATATTGAACTCACTTCAGAAAATCTTAAAAGTGATTTTCTTGAACGAATCAAGACGACACGGGTCCATGTACTTGCTGATGATTTAGAAGTAACCGAACCACTTTCACGTGGCTCGACAATACTTGTTTCAAATAAAATTGTAGAAAATTTCAACTGTATGAAGATTGAACCACTGGTACTTGATGATATAATTACAATTGGTACCAAACGATTCCCAAAACTAAGTAACCAATATATTAAAAGATGTGCAGTAGATTGTAAAGGTAACATTCGGCATTTTTTATACTTGTTGGAAAACTTTACGAGTAAAAGAGATTTGTTCAAGAGTCCCAAGGATTTGGTATATGATCTAGTGTGTCAAGATGGAGAAGTAGATCCACGAGATTATATTGGAAAACATGTTACAGAACATGGGTATTCATGGGGGATAATACATGAAAATTATACTGATATACCTGATATAAATATTGAACAAATGGCGGAATACATGTCACACGCAGATCTCAAAGATGTTGATATTTATAATGGGTACTCGCATGCTAACATATTTAGTCTCTTTGGTGTTATTTTACCGGCTATTTCGATTGACCACCGACTAGAGCGTGAACATATGCGACCAGGAAGTGCGTGGACAAAGTTTAATAATTACAAGATGAGATTTAGACGATATCAATCCATGACAAATCGTAAAATTAAGTCAATAATGGATGTAGACTCACTCATGGTTATTTCACAATATTGTAAAAATGATCCAAATGGGGTCATAGATTTATTAAATGTTTACGGATTTGAATCAGCGGATATTGATATGATGAATCACATTTCTTTGACGAATAAAATTAAACCAAGAATTTTACAGACTATCAAGAATAAATTAAAACTTCTTTGTAAAGAATAATCAAGTAATTTTGGACTGCTTGTCCCTGTATCTTTTTATTAAAACTAGTATTCCAACAACAACAAAGAATATACATGTATACGTGTACCAATTGTAACCTTCTTTTCCAACAACTTGTGGATAGACTCTTTTCATACGTTCATAATCTATTACTGGCGGATGTTCCATTGTACGTTACAAATAATAAAAATACTTGATAATAACATACAAAGTACCTAAAGATTTTAGTTGTACTTTATTATATGGAAACATTGTACTCGCGAGATAAGAGTGGAAAAATTAGATTCTGGAATATATCAGTAGACAATGACCCATCTGGCGTCTTCATCACTAGACGATATGGACAAAATGGAGGAAAAGCGACGGTTACTTCAACTGAGATTACTTCTGGCAAAAATATCGGTCGCTCAAATGAGACTACAAAACTTGAACAGGCTAATCTCGAAGCTATGAGTCTCTGGAAGAAACAAATTGAAGCTGGGTTTACAGTTGACCAAGAAAGTAACCAAGTAGTCACCACTATCTTGCCAATGTTGGCCAATAAATGGGACGTTAAAGCTCACAATATTTCAGAACCTTTTTTTGTTCAGCCCAAACTTGATGGTGTTCGAATGATTATTGGAAGACATCAAGGAACTCTAAAAACTTTGAGCCGAACTGGAAAAGTTTTTAAAATGCCCCACATTGAAGAAGTTATTGGACCACTTTTACACGAGGGTCAGTTTCTAGATGGTGAGTTATTTTCTAGTGAGTTGACATTTCAAGAAATTACCGGGGTCTGTGGAGCCAAGAAGAATACTTCACAACATCTTGATAAAATAAAGTTTCATGTGTTTGACTATTTTGATTTAAACTTTCCAAATCAAACATTTCAAAAAAGGTCAATTGAGTTGCACACTAGATTTGCAGATGTGTGTGTACTAGTAGCAACTTTTATACTTTTTAAAAAGAATGAAGTACAAATGTGGCACGATAGGTTTGTGAGTCAGGGCCATGAAGGTATTATGATTCGCGACTCACAAGGAAAGTACACATTGAATCAACGCAGTAATCATCTTCTCAAACTAAAAGCATTTCAAACTGAGGAGTATACGATAATTGGAGCATCAGAAGGGAAAGGTTCTGATGCTGGAACTGTTATATGGGTATGTGCAGGTCCCAAGGGTTCATTTAGTGTTAGACCCAAAGGAACACGAGATGAACGAACTTTGTGGTTTCAAAACTATGAAAAGTACCTGGGTAAAAAACTTACAGTTCAGTTTCAAAACTTGACAGATGGCGGTATACCGCGTTTTCCAGTAGGTCTAACAATTCGGGACTATGAGTAATATATTACTATAAGTAAATGTCAGTTCCTAAAAATACTAAACTTTATGAAAAGGTTAAACTTTTTATTTATAAAAAATATCCAGTACATTCTGCTTATCGAAGTGGTCTCATGGTAAAAAAGTATAAACAACTTGGAGGTACATACATTGGAAAACAAAAGGGACCTCTTGCACGATGGTTCAAAGAGAACTGGAAATCAGATACAGGACACTATGGGTACACGAGTAAATCTTCAGTGTACAGGCCAACAAAAAGAATTTCAAAAAATACTCCTAAAACTTTTTCAGAATTGTCACAAAAAGAAATTTCAAGAGCCAAAAGAAAAAAGTATAAAATGGGGCATGTTAATTTATTTTAGTGGATAACAGTATGAAGATTCTTTATAAAAATTTACCATTTAAAACAAATAGAAATGTACTTGCGAAAATGAATGCGGGAATTAATGCGCCAAATAATTTAAATAATAGATTGGCAAATAAAGTTCAAATTACAACACTTCATTTGCCGAGTGTTGTGTACCACATGTCACTTACTCCTATAAAAGAGTTTACACCAAATAGGATATTTTATGTTTCATTTAGTAAAGACCAAGCATTTTTACATGTGAGTCAATACCTTAGTAAATTACAGAAAAAGATTAATAATAAGAATGATACTAAAATTTACCTGTACACACTCAAACCTAAAAAAAGAAATATACAAGCCATTGTGTTTGATAAAAATCATCGTCCCAAAAATATTTCAAATGCAATTGGATTAAAATTTAATACATTTTCACAAAAATCTCAAATGAAAATGTCAATGGGTGGAGCTGTAAATAAAACTAATATAAACTCTGCAAACTTTAAAGAAGGTTCTGGTGATAATATGTTATTAGGACATTTATTATGTTCGAAAACCGGAATAAATGGTATTCGAAATACAATTAATCAAGATGAACTTGCAATTTGTAATCCTAGAAACTTTTTTACAGTATTTGATAGAGAAGACCTTGATGTTGGATTTAGAACAGAAAAAAGAATAAATGAAAACCATCCGTTATGGATAAATTATATACAAGGTAAAAAACCTAGAAAAATAATTTTACCGCCTAAAAAGGGACAATTATCATTTTATAATACTGTAAATCTTCCAAGAAGAATAGAATTTAGAAGAAATGTAAACGGTGAAATGAAGTATGTAGCACGAGGAAATGTTTTAAAACTTTTACATAAATATGGTACAAGTAAAATACAAGAGGCTCGTGCAAAACAATCTATTAGTAAATTAACCTCTGAAGGAAAAATTCTTTTAAAACGTTTAGGTAAAATGAATTTTGGAAATATTTTAAAACATTTAACCGGTAAAGTATTTAAATCCAATAAAGATATATCGGAAAAAATAAAAAAAAACTTGAAAAAGGTATTATAATAATGTAACTGTCGGATAACTGTCAGTGAACCAAACCCAGTAGAACCAAACCCAGCAGAACACAACTTAGCTGTCCAGCTAACAATAATCTTTTAATAATGTAATGTTAAACGTAAAGGGAGCTGTTCTTTTTTGAATACTTTGTTTTACTTAAATTGTACAAACGAACACAAACTCTTGAGATGATATCACTTGTTGTTGCTCCTCTTATGATTTTACTCGCAAACTATTTTGCTAGTACCCCTACTCAATTGTTTATAGCATTTTTAATTATGGAATTACCACTTTCTCTTTATGGGTACAATATTTCACCAAATGCTTCTGTGATAGAGAGACTCGTGGTGGCATCAACATTTGGTGTAACGGCATCACTCATTGGAAAAACCTAATAACAGCTTTCATTATTATTTATTTATTAGACCCATTTTTCATTAATTAATTTAGCACGGACACTCTGAACTTTAACAGGTTGTTTCTTCCAAAAAGACTTGTGATCTGCTTGATAAAGTTCCCAGTCATCAAGTGTCTCGGTATCAATTTTTGGGGTTTCAGCACCTGGTGCCAAATTCAAGTGAAGTATCATGTTACATTTTTCAAACTCTTTATCATTGAGACAGGCAATAGTGTATCCAATATCAAACTTTTCTGCCCCAATTTCTACCCATATGTGCCAACAGGTTTCTTTATTTAAAGAACAATACCCTTGAACTAGCTTGGTAGTGAACCCACTTTTTGCTAATATTTCATTCAATAAAATAGGCGCAGCAATACCGCATGAATCTATTTTATGGAGTTTTAGTTTAAGAGCCAGTCTCTTTTGTATGAGGGCTACGCCCTCGGTTAAGAGTCTCTTTTGTATGAGGGCTGCCATTATATTTTATATGTTTTTTGTTTTTAAGCCCCGCATCCACATCCACCCTTGGGTTTTGGACGCGGTTTCGGTTTTGGACGTGGTGATTTTTTCATTTACTAGTTACAATTATTTTTTTTTTCTAGTTCTCATCCACCTCACACTCCTCCTCTCCATCATCCGCGTCATCTGCTGCTGGAGGAGCATCGACATTCTGAAAGGCAAAGCGGGGAAGTTTCTTGGATGGCTCAAGAAGAACCTGTTCGAGACGAACACTTACTCCAAACTTGTTATCAATGAACCAAATTTGGGCAATAGTAATGAGACATTTAACGCGCTGACCCTTTTCAATTGAGGTCAACTCAACATTCTCACGTTGATAGTTATACGCCTCTGCCTGAAAATTACCCGTCTTGGCATCTTGGAGAACCTTGAGCTTGATGGTACCGGGATACTCACCCTTGCCAGGTTTCACCAGGGGCTTGTAGAGAGCCTCCTTGATGACGGGAATACCATACTTTTTACCGAGCCACTCAACCGAGTTATCGGCAACAGTCTTGATGATGATATCATCCAGCTCCTTCATTTTATTCATGAAGTTGGCAATCTCGGGCTCAGCATCAAAGGATAAATCAAGGGAGTAAGTGATTTTTTTGGAAGCTTCATCGGTAAATGTACCCAGGCCAAATGGGGCACGCATCTTTGGAATCTCCAGCTGAATCTTGCGGCTGTTGGGACCATTGAGGTAGACAGATTTACCACCATTCTTATTCTTACGAAGATTGGAGAAGATGACAGAGGAGGCAAGGAAGTCAGTCGATTGCTGAATTGAGAGAGCCATTGTACTTTGTTACTATATACTAGTTTGGAACCTTTAACTAATTCTAAAAGATTTCTCAGGGTAATATAAATGAGTATGTTCCAAGATTGTGGTTGCGGTTGTAATGGAAAAAAGCAGGAGGCAAAATTGGGTGTCTCATTTATTGCGGCACTTTTGTTTTTCTTGGTATCGAGTCCTGAAATGTATCAGTTGACGCGTCGTATCTTTGGAGAATGGGTCAGCAGCCCAACTGGATGTTCAAACATGGCTGGACTCGCTTTACACGCAGTTGTATTTCTCTTAATAACATGGGGACTTATGAATGTAACTGCAAAGAAAATGTAAACTAATACTAATGGTACTAACAATTGTACTGTTTCTTGTACTTGTTTGTTTACTGTACTATGGGTACCGTACAGTAACTGATACCAAGTTGATACCAGATTGGGTCTATTTTTGGAAAACTAAAAAAGAAAAAGGAGACGCAAAGGGAACTCTTCAACAGCCAGCTCCTGATACATCTGCACTTGGGTACTGTGATTTTGAAGGTGAAGACTTGTATTCGGGAGACGTGTACACATTTGATGGTAAAAAGGTTTCAGTGGATGTTTCTCCGATTCTTTGTAGTACATGTAATCAATTTATTTACAAGAATGATGATGGTTGTGTATCGTATATATTTGATAAACTTGAAAACACAAATATTGATGATACAGGGTTACTAGATAAACTTTGCGATCCAGCCCATCCAGAACGAGATAAAACATGTATTCAGCCACATGGTACATGTACACCAAGTTTAGCTCCCTCGAAAAAATGCGCATTTTAATTTATTGTACAAGTTTAATGATTATAAAGGAAGATATTAAGCCACATGAATTAGTTACTGTGTTAGTTGAAGAAGAGATGATAGCCAAGGTTCTTTCTAATGAAGGTGATTACCTCTTGGTAACATATTTGTCTCCATCAGATAAGGTGTACAAGAGAGCAAAAGTTTTTAAATTTGAGGCCAAGGTGGAACGTGTTGACTTTGAAAGTCTCACTAGTCATCACCCGGATGTGATTGACGTGGCTGAACTTGGACTTTTTAACGTAGGAACAAATATGTTTGTGTACGAAGAAGATATTGATAGTGAAAGCGAAAGCGAGGTGGAGACTGATGACAGTGACTCGGACTCGGCAGGAAGTCTCGATGATTTTGTTGTTCCAGATGATCAAGATGTTTGTCTAAAACCATGTGATCATCAAGAAATTGATGAAGCTTGGGGATCGTGGAAACCTTCAAGTGCAGGAGCCAAAAGATTCAAACAAAGAGTTGACCAAATTGAAGCATATATGAATAATGAGATTGACGAAAAGTTTATTTTTAAAAATAAATCAATATAAAGTATGAAAAAACATTTTTTTTTAAAAAAACTACTTATAAATAATTAGTACAATATAATAAATGGAACCCGTGGAACCGTGTAACAAGTGTGCTTCTTGTATGGGATTTCCTGGGTTTGGACAATGTGCTTGGTGGGAAAGGGAACGTTTAAAAAGTAAGTAATTATCTTTTACAATATACTATTATAGCCTGTGGAAAGTATAACCACTTTTCTAGTGTCCAATCAACTTTTCTATGATGAACTTGAAACTGAGTTGCCAAGTGGTCAACTATCTTTTTGAACCTTGCAATGGATGGATCAATATCAAATGAATACTCAAAGGCTATATGTGTAACATATGATGGCCATTTTTCAATTGATTCAAGAAGTTCAATTTCAGCACCTTCTATATCAATCTTGATACCATTGGGTTTGAATTCTTCTAAAACTTTTTTAAAGTTTCTAACATTTATTTTAATACTTTGTCGTCCTCGTTTCTTGAATATTGTGTGACGATACTTGTTGTAATCACCTTTACATAGATACAAATCAATTGATGAATCTGGACCGGCAACAACACCCTCTTGAAAAACTATAGTATTCTTTGAATCATTGAGCGTAATATTTTCACCTAACAATTTGAAATTATCAGGTTCTGGTTCAAAAGAAACAATATGTGAACCTTTTGAAGAAGCCAAACAAGTAAATGTTCCAATGTTTGCCCCAAGGTCAAGCCAAATTGGACAATCCTTTATAAAGAATCCAAATTTTTTATGTTCGTATACATTTCTTTTTATAACCTCTTCAATAACTTTTTGGTCGGTAGTACCGGGACGACTATTGAAATTCATTATCTAATTAGTGCTTAATCTTTCTATATTCATTTTTGGGACACGTTTTTTTAAACACAGGTTTTTTAAAAAAGGCACTTAGTGCTCAATCTTTCTATATTCGCTAGGAAACCAGACTTTCCATGTGTTTCGAGTAGTTGGAAAAACATAAACCACATTTGGGTCATTCCACTTTTTAATATCTTGGTATCCCTCCTTCCATATCACCACCGGCATTTTTTTCTGGATTCCAGTCTTGAATGGATTTCCACACGTAAATGCAGCAATTGCGTAATGGTCATGTTCTAAACGAGTCTTCATACTAAATAGTTCACGGTACCTAACTTCACTCCATGCCACATGCATGTGACCCGTTTCAAAGTTTTGGTCTTGGCACTCTGGATAATCCTTTTCAATGTTAAATCTAACTTCTTTTTTTATCTGTGTACGATCCGGTTGCGCATATGTAAATGAAGAAACTGAAATATTTTTCAGAATACCAGTTATAACCATATTTTTTGGGTACTTACCCTTTTTCATATTGTGTTCAAGAAAATTCACAAGAGCATCCCTGGATTTAAATTCCTTGGCCTCCACCTTTTCAACATGAGAATCATCATTCGCAGAAAACTTTCTCTTGCCATATACAATTGCATTCTCAATACATTTTCTTGATTCAAGGTTAGGTATTATACTTTTAATAATAGAATTGTTATTAATAAATGAAGACTGAATAGCATAGTCAACATCTGCAGACCAGTATGTATCAATTTTGGGGCACCCTTCATAATTTCCAAATATACGCATAGCCTGCATAAGAGTCGTTTGGTTTGCAGCCTTTGATGGTTTATAAATCATACCAGTGAGTATACACTGTTTAGGATTTTCTATAGAAGTCCTAAATGAAACGGCACGTGAAGCCATAAGACCCGAGATGATAACAACAGGTTTGGTTCCTTCACTATTGGCAATTTGATTCATGGTTTTAGATAATGGATGTTTATATTTATTAGACTGATCACTATTTATAATATAAACATCTACTTGCCCGGAAAATGCAGCCTCAATTTTATTTTTAATACTAGTTTGTTTTTTGTTTTTTGATTCCATATTTATAAGCGTCACATTCTTGTAATCACCTGTATCCTTGACAAAGAGTTTTCCAAGGATACCAATAAGTTCTTCAAGATCATCTTCAGAAACAATGTGTCTTTCTAAAAGATTACTAGGGGCACTGTACCCACGATATTCTGGTTTTGGTTCAAGTTTAATAACCCTATCATAAAACTGTTCTGGAACATTAAAATTAGAAAATGGCGTGGCGGTACATTCATACCTTCGTTCAGCATCATGCATAATAACATCAATCTTATTCATAACAGGTTTACCTTTTTCCTTGATAAATATATCCGCCTCATCCGTAACAACAATTTGCCTATATTCAATGGGTAATTTAACTATATGATTCAATTGGGGAACATTTGCAATAGCCACGTGTACTGTAAAATGGGAAGTTGGATTTAATTCAAGTTTTTCAAGTGTATTAATCGCATATTTTGGAAAAGGAAGGTAATTGAAAATATAATCGGTAAAATTTGGTATTTCTAATTCATCACAAATATCTTTTACATCGGTACAAAAACTAGGGTAATCACGAGATATATTCTGAAGAAGAGAATCTGTACGCTCCATGAGCAAGTGAATAGTATTCTTCTTCAAAACAAAGGCGGAGTACCAAAGTAAAACAAATTGAACAAATGATTTACCCGATTGAGGAAACCCAAATAGCATGATTCGTGTTTCCTCATCAGTTGGAAAAATAATATTAGCCTTGATTTTTAATTTTTCAAAAATTTTTAAAATGTTTTCATCCATGGGATTTCTAGGCTTTGTAGTTATAGGAACATATGGGATACCGTCAATGATAATAGGGTTAGGTTCGTGTCCAGTTACAGGAACATACTGAATAATAAAGCCATCTTCATAAGATATAACAGTGGGAGTAAAGAGAGATTGGTCGAGCACGTTTTGTATGGATGGTGTCATCTTGTTGTTGTTTGCTTGTTGTTTTTATTAGTAGTTTATTTATAAACTAAGTATTTTTTAGACGCATTTTTTTATTTAAAAAATTGTCTTGCATAAATATAAATGGACGTTCGCGACCAGAAACTTGGAACATTTACAGATTCATTTGATAAAATAATAACAGAAGATACTGAATATTTAGATGAAAATGGAGAAATTCTTTTTATATTTCGTAAGAATGTTATACCTGTAGACTTGGCAAAAATTGCATGGGATACATTCAATAAAGTTGCCAGAAAGAAGAATGATAATAGGGGACTTGCAGCGGGTCTCTTACCAGATGGTAATGCAAAGAAGAAGGATAAATACGGCGTGACTCGCGGTAATATTAGTCAGTCAAATATAGTTGGTTTTTTTGATAAACCAGTTATTCAGGACAAGAAAAAGTTTCCTGGTAAAAGTGTTTGTCGTTTGACTTCATTCAATACAAAGAATTTAGAGGCGTTTGAAAAGGCGGTTCCATTTTTTCAGTGTATCAATGAAGTGTATCGTCAAAACGCCCCCGAATGTTATGCGAGACAACTTGGTGAATCAAAAAGGTGTCATCAAGAACTTATAATAAGAGATACTGTTTTTAGTACAGTTACGTGTAATTACAACTGGAGAACAGCTGCCCACACTGATAAAGGTGACTACGTACAGGGTCTAGGAAATATAACAGTAGTGAGTCCTGACGGGCACATAGGTGGAATACTTGGGTTTCCAAAGTATAATATAGGCGTTGATATTCAATCTCGCGATGTTCTTCTTATGAATAGTCATCAAATTCACTGTAATACAGCAATAACTTCGGGTGAAAGGTTATCCTTTGTATGTTATCTACGTGAAAACATGTACAAGTGTACTAATAAAATATCAGATGTTTTTTATACAAATTAACGACCACCAGCACGTCGTTTTTTCCCCCGTGATCGAACCTTCATGCTTGGAACAGCCATCGCAGCTTCACCTATAATTTTACCACCAGCCCCAAAAGTTTTAGGAATAACTTTATGAGTGTTAAGAACAGCAACAATTGGTTTTACTACATTTGTCTTAAACTTAAAATTTTCTTTTTTAGGCAACACACGTCCTAAACGATTTCTCCAAGTAGACTTATTGTTTGGTTCATAACCAAATAATTTTTGCAGGCGTGTAGGTGCCACAGCTTGAAATAAAGTAGACCTATTTTGATTAGCTTTTTTCTGTAATAAAAGTAAAAGTTTTCTGTTATTTGCAGTTAGTTTTCTGTTATTTGCAGTATTATTGAGGCGCCGCGGGTTAAATATTTCTTGTTTTAATAAATTTTTATTTGGACGAACTATCGCATTTACAGCAACTTGTAAATTTATTTTATTACCATTAGTACTTAGTCCACTCACTGCATTAAAATATTTTTTATATTTGATTAATCCAGAATTGTTAAAAAATTTTTGACGAATATTATTTTTTGTTTTGATTGCATCGGGGATTACAACACGACGCATAGCTTTTATTGGTTCTTTTGTAACTATATTTACAGCTTTCATAAAAACACCTGCTGTTCTTCCACCTTTTGTAGTAAATTTATCAACGTTTTTTAATGCTTCAATACCTTTATTTAAATAAACATGATTTTTATCTGGATGATGTCTCTTATATGCATTTAAAAGGGCTATTATTAATAATAGTGGACGGTCTAAAAATGAATTATCATGAATACGCGGTGCAATTTCACTAGAAAATTCTGATAATAATTGATTAATTAGGCATTTTATTTCAGGTGATAAAGTTTTCCATTTCCACTGTGCACCTTCCTTAGCAACTTGTGCAGCTTGTGCAATAAGAACTCCATAAAAATATTTGCCATGTAAATCTGTAAAATTATGGCATACTGCAGCTACAACTCCAGTAGCCAACAACTTTGCTACACTTGATATAAGCTTACTTGGATTATTATACATAGATCTAACTGTATTAACATGAGGTTTATATGTTACATATCTAATAAGGTTTTTTAATGTTGATTTATCCATTTGCTTTAAAATTAAAGGTTTGAAACCGTGTAATACTCCTATTTTATAATTTCTAATAATCTTTTGTTTGTTATTTGAGAGTGGTACATTTGTAGTTCCAGATTTAGCTCGTAGTATATTTCCATAATTGTTTAGTAATGTTGCCATCTGTTTACCAAGTATTGTACCATTCATTTCAGCTTCTTTAGAATTAGTATAAGTTTTCTTTTTATGTATAGAAATAATATATAATAAAGTTTGCAACTGTTTTAGTTTTTCATTCGTTAGGGTTACATTAACAACTTTTCTTAATTTTGAATTACCTAATTTGTTTAATATTAAATTTTTCAATCCTAAATTTGAATTTTCATTACCTAATTTTTTTAATAATCCAGTACCGTAAATTATAGATTTTATAAATTTTTTCTGTTCTATTTTTTGTCTCAAATGCTTAGCATATTTTGTTGATATTTCTTTTTTAGAATAATATTTTTTTTGAGTTTGATAATTTTTGTTTTGTAAATTAAAAAATAATTGTCCTATATTTTTTCCAATTTCTGTACCATGTGCTTCTGTTCTATTATTCACTGATTTATATAAATTTTTTAGTAGTTTATCAACTGTTTCAGGATTAACCTGAATCTTTCTAGCAATTAAATTTGAAGTTGGTCTCCTAATTTTTTGTGCATTATATGTTTCCCATCCATTTTTTATACCTTGTACAAATGGGGATGATTTTGCATAGGGCATTTGTTTTACGTAACCATAAACTTTTACTATTAATGTAAATATTTTTTCTATAACATCTTTACCTACTTGTACTTGATTATTTTCAGTTGATTTTGAAGAATTAAAAAGACTTTTTATAACATTGACTAATTCAGTGTGTAATATTGTACGTTCTCCTTGTTCTTTTGATAATCCTGCATATGCGAGTATTTTATTAGATACTGTTTCAGAATTTTTTTGTGCAAATCCCTTCCCAAGTCCTGTATATCTACCAAACTGTTCTCTTGTTGTTAATGGTTTAAAATTTTGTTGTAAAGCTTCATATTTGTCTTTTACTTGTGTTTTTCTTGCTTTTTGCAATTCTTTAGTATTATTAGCCGGTGCGCGAGCCAATTCGTTTAATGTATTATGATAAATTTTATATTGTTTAATATATGTTACTTTATTTCTTCGTTCCTGTTCCTTTTTAATTAGTGCTTCTTGATTGACCGGTTTGGCTGCTTTTAATTCTTTTATCGTAGTAGTTAATTTTTTTATTTGTTCATATGTACGTGTAAGACCAACTTTAGGTTTAGTTCTATATTCTATAGCTTCTCCCCATGACTCATGTTTATTATTTATTTCTTTGTTTTTAGCTTTTATCTCGTTAAATTTTTGTTCATTAGTCATATTAGTTCTATTTCGTATTTTATCAAATGCTGCTTTTTTTTCTTTCCATTTTCTTATTTCTTCGTTTTTTTCTCGTACTTGCTTATTATCATTTTTGTTTATATAAGTTTGCAATAATGTTTTTAATCTGTCTAATGTTAATTCATTTTTATACATAGACCGCGGCCCATAAATATTCTTCTTTTTAGAAGCAGGTGACGGTGACGGTACACGATTACCTAATGGTCTTGTATTTGTTACAGGTGTAGCACTCATTTATTATACACTAATATAAAAAAAATGTCTCAAACATACTTTATATAAAAATAAATTAATAGTAAACAACAATGATTTGCGCAATCTGCCTGGATGAAATAATAAATCCAATGAAACTCCTCTGTAAACATGAATTTTGTAAAATATGTATATGTAATTCTCTTGTAAACTGTAAAAACCAATGTCCCCTGTGCCGTGGATACACATCCATAAAGAATTGTGAAGATGCACTTCGACTAATTAGAGGAGATCTTAAAGCCGAACAGTTTTTAAAGCTTTATTCTTAATTTTTTAAAAAAAAATATTATAAAAAAATGCGTCTGAAAATGAGTTAAGAATAAAA